CGGAAAGCTAATGCACGACTTCCAAATTGACCTCTGTGTTATGGACGCTCTCCCGAACAAACATAGCGCTCAGGCTTTCGCCGAAGACTTCAATGGTCGGGTGCAGCTTGCCATCTACAAGGAATTCGATGAAACTGCCGATGTGCGTGAGTCGAAGACCCTGGAGAATGGTGTGCTGATGGATAGGACCAACACACTCGACTTTTCGGCAAAGCATTGGAGAGATGGTTCGTCCGTAATCGTGTTGGATGAATTTCAGTATGCACCGGACGTAATCCCCCTCGACCTGGATAATCCACAAGATAAGTGGGCTTTTGTCCAGCAGCTAGGTCAGGAAGTGCGTGACCAGAAGGAAAATCCCAGAACCGGTAAAATGCGGGCCGTCTGGGTAGCTACTGGTCCCGACCACTACCGACACGCAGATAACTACTGCCTCGCCGCGTACGAACAGCACCACGGCGGTGAGATTGGCGAGATGCAGGTTATCGAGAGCGTGTTGACGTCGAGCGTTCGTCCGGATGAGTTGGATTTCGCTGGCCCGCGTAGCACCTACAGGTCTCAGTACTAGAGGAGGGCGCATTGGTCTCTCAGAGAACAAGTCGCCGTCGGCAGAGGAGGAGAGACAAAGAGAGAGGGTTCGTAAATTCCTCGTCGCAAATAGGGTTCGGTCAGGTTACTGTTCCCGGTAACTACCCGTTCGCGGGCTTCCAGTCGGATGAACTCATACGAATCTCTGAGGTCAAGCCACAAGAGATTCAGATGATGCTCGACATGGACGGTCATGCGAGGGCCTTGTTCAACATCTTTCGCAGGCCCATCCTGAAGCAGGCACGAGTTGCACGAGTGTTGCCAAGGAAGAAGAATGGTTCGGACGGGGAGAAAGAAGCCGAGTTTTGTCACGACATGTTGACAGACCCAAGATCTCTCGGTGGCATGAAGACTCCTTTTGTAAAGACCGTGGCGCAACAGACGATGGCTGCCGTCTTCGGAAATAGAGTGTTCGAGAAGATCTGGGACCCACCCGGCTCAGTTGTAGATGACGAGTTTGTGCGAATCAATCGTCTGATGGCCCTGAGTAATTCGGGGGTAACCTTCCTAGTTGAAGATAACGGTACCTTCAAGGGTATTCGATTCAGGGCCACCTGGAAGAACGAAACGATCGACAAGACGTTGACACCAGAGCGTGTGGCGTACATCTCAATTGACGATGAGGAAACGCCGTACTACGGTAAGTCGCTCTTCCTTCCGGCCTACTACCACTTCGACAAGAAGCACAAGCTGTACTACATCCTGCATCTGGCTCTTTCGGTAGGAGCGCTTCCTCCCAGAATTGCCCGAAGTAAAATGTCGATGAATGACGACACAAAGAAAACATTCCTCAATGCTCTTGGTCAGCTCGGCGCTAATGCCGCCATCATGATGCCAGACGGTATTACCCTCCCGAAGGATGAGCAGTTGACGGGGGCGGCGACAGCACTCCCATACGTCGAGGCAATCAACCATCACAACATGGAGATGTCGAAGTCTGTTCTCATGCAGTTTGTCGACATTGGAACTGGCGACAGTGGTGGCGGTGGATTCTCACTGAGCAAGAATCACCTCGACTTTGCTATGATGGGGCTCGAACACCTGATGGGCGAAGTCACAGATATGTGGAACCAACAGGTGTTCCCCGAATTGATTTGGTGGAACTTCAAAAGTAAGAACGTTCCAATTCTAGAATTCCCAACTCTAGAAAGCGATACTCGTGAGGCGATACTTGAGATATTCTCGAAGATCCTTACGGCCAGAGAGACTCCCGTGTCGCCCGAGTTTATCGCAGAGATGGAGAAGAAGGTTGCTCTAGAGTTTGGGTTCGAGCTTGACGATGAGGAAGTTATGGAAAACCAGAAACGCCGCATCGCTCAGGAGGAACTCGAACAAGCTATGGAGCAGGCCAACCGAGATATTGGTGCCGCAGTTTCGAAGATGGAGACAGCGGATATATTGAAAGACTCCGGTCTTATGAACTACATGTCGGGATGGTGGGAATCAACCTCCAGGAAAATTTCAGATCGAATCGTTTCAGAAGTAGGATAGGGTGATGTGCTTGAGCTAATTCGATCGCAAACTGGATGGCAAGAAGACGAATCGCCGGACATCAAAAAGAGTGGCGTGCTTTTTAGGAAGCAGATCATTTCTTTTGGTGAGTTCAGACATCCGAACCCTCGGTTCTACGGGGACAAGAAATACGACTGGAAGTTTGACGGTCCCGAAGCCGACAAGATGATTGCCAACTTCGAGTCGGGAATTCCCGAGTCGGTAAACTACCTGTCGAATCACGACGAAGACAACGCGAAACCGATTGGCCGCGTTGTGAAGCTTATGAAGACTAAGGATGGCGTTGACGCCATTATCGATGTGAATGATCAGGAGCAGGTCTCATTCATTCGCTCGAAGATGGGCAACGGTCGTAGTCTTGCCGACGGTGTTTCAGTTGGTCTCAGCGAGCGCTTTCCGAACGCCAACGCCAAAGACGGGCCGAAGTACCATGATGGTCCAGTCCTGAGACATCTTGCTCGAACCTCGCTCCCCTTCATACAGAAGATGCGAGACTTCGAGGAAGTAATCCCGGGCGAGTACAACTTCAGCGTAGACAATGAGGAGCTCGAACCTCGTATCAGTGAAGAGGAGTTTGTAGCGAGTATGGGCAAGAAGCAGCTTGTTGCTCTTCTCTCGAAGTCCTTGAACAAGTCCGAGGAAGACATCACGAAGATGTTTACCACGGCAGGCATCGATATCAAGGACGACGAAGAGGAGGACGACGACAAGGGCAAGCACCCCCTTGACGTGCAGATTGAAGAAATCCTCAAGAATTTCGCGGCGTCGCAGGACGACGACGACGATGACGATGAGGACGAGGAAGAAGACGAAAAGGAGAAGAAGGATAGAAAGACCAACAACTCCTCGAAGAAGGAAGACAAGGCCATGAGCGCGAAAATGCAGGAGGACATTGATAAGCTGGCGAAGGGTCTTGGAATTCTAACGGCTTCTCTGACGGAGGGACTCACTGCCGTCGAAGCCGCCAAGAAACTCGCCGAAGACAATGAGGCCCGCGATGCTGTTCGCCAGCTTTCGCAGGCGGGCAAGGTCCTCCCGGCAGAAGTCGACGATTACGTCAAGCTGTACTCGACCAACAAGGAGCTCTTCGATAAGTTGACCAAGGACATGGCTCCTAGGATCAACTTTGATGACCCCGGTGACTACGGCAACCTGGACAATGCATACAACAAGACTCTTTCTGCCAAGGAACGCGAGGAAGAGATCGAACGTTACAGCAAGATGCCGGAGCTTGTCGCCGCAGGCGGTGGGAAGCACGACACGATTTCAAGGGGTGACAGCTAATGGCTGAGCCGTTTACTCGATTCCCGTATCTGGCGGTTGGTCTGGGCGAATCTCCCATTGTGGATGTTCCGGAAATCGTCGCAAACACGGCTGGTCTTGAAGACTTGCCGGGTGGCGCGGTGATTGCACCGGGCAACACGCGTGAGGTTCGTGTCGGGGAACTACTCGCTCGATTGTCCGGGGCCATCGTTGGTCTTGGTGAGGTTGGGCACTACGTTCCCCGAAAGTCTACGGAACTGGCTGTTGCCGCCGCCGACGGGGTGACAACGATTACGGTCGATGATGCACACCCGTTCGTCGTCGGTGATGTCATTGTTATTGACGACGATTCCAATGCGTCAGACGCAGAAACAATCTCTGCTATCAACTACGAGACGAACGTCATCACCATTTCGGCGTTGTCTGGTGGGACCAACCCGTTGCCCGTCAACTCACGGGTGTACGTGACAACGAACGGTCTTGGAACTGCGGTTGGTATCGCTGCCGTTCGGCACACGCCGAACGCAGAAGCAACCGCTGGTTTCCCGGCAGCCCAGCAAAACCTCTATGGGCGTGTCAAGATGTTCATCAAGGGTACTTTCTACAAGAACAAGCTCCATGGTTCTGCTGATGGCGTCGACACGCAGGGGGACACTGACCTCGGCGGTAAAGATGTTGTTAGCAGCTATGGCACGCTCTACACGATCTAGGAGAGACATCTAGGATCAATTTAGAATGTCTGTGGCTAATCGACCTCACACTAAGAGGAAATCTTCCGAGCTTCAGAACCATATCGTTGTCAAGAAAAGAAAAGATGGCACTGGATTCTGCAGAAAATGTAGAAGGCGTTTACTTCTAGTTCAATCTGGAGGAGACTCTAACAATAGGCAGTATAGGTGCCCTGTTGCTGTTGATTCTTATCCATATTGGAGAAATCGAAAGAAGCTAACAATAGATGGAAGATCTTTTACTCGGGTCGATTATGCAAGACTGTATCGTAAACAAAGAGGTCTTTGTGCTATTTGTTTAGAACCAGAAACAATGATTCAATTAGGTAGACTTAGAATTCTTTCCGTTGATCATAATCACATAACGGATGAAGCTAGAGGACTTCTTTGCCAAAGATGCAACGCCATGATTGGATATTCTAGAGAAGATCTGGAGATACTGAAAAATGCAATCTCTTATCTCAAAGAACATCAACGTTAGGACTGCCATGATTGGAGAGAGCAATTCCTGACATCGCACTTTTGGAGCCGTATGTCCTCAACGGAGTCATTCAGCGGCGACCACCGCGTGATGAATTCCGTGGGCTCGGGCTCATGTCGCGTAGACCATATCCGCTGCCTGTCTGGGAATACGACGTACAGACACGCCGCAGGAATGTTGCGCGACCGAATACCCCAAACGCTTCGGCGTTCATTGTAGACCAGAACGGTATCGGGAAGATGAGGGGCGCCTTCATCTACACCCGTGAGAAGAAGATTTTCACGCCGACCGTTATCCACTGGCTACGCACTCCGGGGACACTGGCTGCCACGAATGCGGAAGCAACCGTGGCTCGTGAGGTTGGGGAGCTGGCCGATCGTATCGACCGTTTCCATGAGTTCCTGACATGGAAGATGCTTGCGGTGGGTGCCTTCGATTTGACGGCACTCGGTCAGGCCATCCAGATTGACTACGGTATCCAGGCTTCACACAAGCCGACGGTGTCAACTTTCTGGACAGACCCGACAGCGAACATCATCCAGGACAGTCAGGATTTCAAGCGCATTATTTCGCGCGACACAGATGCTCAGCTTACTACGATGTGGGGCAACAACCCCACCATCGCCACGTACTACAAGCACACACAGGTCCAGGCTTCTCTGAATGATGCTCAGAGGGGTGCTTTCGCTACCGAGGGAATCATTCCTCGTTTCCAGGGTCTCAACTACGTCGAGTATGACCGTGGGTACGTTGATGACTTCACCACTCCGACAACTCCGACATTCGTGCCGTACATCCCTGACGGGTACTTTGTTGGTATGACCACGGGTGGCGATTTGACGGCTGAGTTCCTTGATGGTCCTGCTGCGGATGACGATGCCCCGGATGGTTTCGTTGGCCGCTTTACGAAGACCTGGAAGGAACCGGACCCCTCGCAGCGACAGGTTCTCATGGAAAGCAACGCCATGCCTGTCCTGTACCAGCCCGACCACGTCCTCATTGTTCGGGTTTTCTAGGAGGGATGGCGAATGGCTTCTCCAGCACTTGTCAGCGAAACCAGAAACCCTGTAAATCCCGTTGATGTTCAGCTTGACATTGCGAAGCAGTGGAAATACATCGCGGATCGATTTTCAGACTGGGCCAATCTAGGATTTGGCTATCGACCTATTGAGTTGTTCGCGGCTCGTGGCATCACCACTAACGCTATCCTCACTGTTCTACTTGAGGGTTCTGGTAACCCGATCCTAGAGCGTGTCGATGGCGCTACCGACAAGATGTGTCGGGTGACGTGGGCTGCTGATGACGTGGCTGAACTTCAGTTGCCGACTCAGTGGATGACCCCGGAAATCGATACCGGGCAGGATGTTGAGCTTCATCTGTTCGTCGGCAAGGATGCAGATGCGGACGCAACGACCATCGACGCTCAGGTATTCAATGGTCTTGGCGATACCGAGATGGGAGCTCCTGTTACGGTTGAGGGTACCGCGATTGCCGACTACACGGTGACGCTGGTGGCTGCAAACGTGGCCCCGGGGAGCCCGCTCAGTATTTCGTTGATTCCCGGAGCCCACGTTGGCGATGATTTGCATCTCTACGCAGCCGTACTGAAGTATTACAAGATCTAGAGGAACCGAGCCATGAAAACTAGGTGGCTCACACTTTGGCTCCCGGTGGGGGTAGTTAGGCTCCCATCGGGCGT